ATTACCAAATACCTCATCTATTAGTAGACAGAAGATCAACACCTCCTATCCTTTACGATAAACACCCTAACGGATTACCAAGAAAGCCAGTAGGCGTATTGCATCCAGGTAATAAAATCTTTTTGCATAAAAACCATAAGAAATGAAAGAACTTACAGAGGTAACACAACTAATTGAGGCCCTATATAGTTTAATTGATGAGGTCAAACAATCCAAAGAAGACGGTAAAATAAACTTCACCGAAAAAATAAAAATAGCCTCAAAAGCAATAACCGTAATAAATGAAACTAAGGATATAGAAATAGATAATCTTTTAGAGGCCTCAAACGCTTTTATAGCTTCACTGTCAATAAAAATATCAAAGCACTCTAAAAAGTTAGATGAAATTCAGATATACCATATACTAAGTATCCTAAAACATGCTGGTAACCTAATCAAATCATTCTAACTATGGAAGAAGTTAAACTAACAGATAAAGAAGAACTATTCTGTAAAGAATTTATTAAGGACCTAAATAGAACACAAGCAGCTATAAGAGCTAAGTATAGTAAAGCGTCTGCTGCTACGATAGGAAGTGAGCTTTTGAGGAAACCGCATATTCGCGCGCGCGTACAAGAATTGCAAAAAGAAAGGTCCGATGATTTAATGATAGAAAGCTCATTTGTTTTAAAGCAGCTTATCGAGCTTGCCAGTGTCAGTGCTGGAGACTTATTCAAGCCTGATGGTAATATGAAGGATTGGGGTGATTTAACAGATGAGGAAAAGAAAGCAATTGAAGAAATAAGAATTACTGAAAAAGAGTATAATGGTAACGTTACCACAAAGAGAGTTTATAAACTACTGGACCGCCACACAACACTAGAAATGCTTTCTAAGCACATTGGGTTTTACGAGCGCGACAATAAGCAAAAAACACCAGGTTACGACCTATCTAATTTAAGTGATGAGCAACTTCAATTTCTGCTTACTCTTCCTAGAAAAGAATGACATCATCTTTAGTTTACATACCTAGAATTGACATATTGTATCAGTGTGTACAAAAGAATTTTTATCCTGATACAGATTTTACAGGTGTTTTTATTAAGCTGTGGGAAACTGATACTAAATTTATTGTCAATTATGGTGGTTCAGGATCATCAAAAAGTGTCTCATCTGCTCAATGTGAATTGATACGGATAGCATACGGTAAAGGCCACACCCTTGTATTTAGAAAAACAGGCTCATCAGTAGAAGATTCCATTTTTGAGGAGTACAAAGAAACGGCCCGGCAAATGGATTGCTATAATGACTTTACCTGGTATAATTCTAAAGGAGCTTTAAAGGCTATTCACAAAAAAACAGGAAACAAGATCCTATTTAAAGGGTTGGATAGCCCTGAAAAAATAAAATCCATTAAAGGGGTACGTCGAATTGTATTAGAGGAGGCTAGCGAGTTTGAATTTAACGATTTCAAAGAGCTTATTCGTCGTGCCAGGGGTGTAAAGGATATTCAATTTACATTAAACCTCAACCCTATTGATCAAGAGCATTGGGTAAAGGTGAAGGTAATTGATTCAGGTGCATTTGATGGTGATTTAACGGTAATTAAATCAACTTACAAGGACAACCAATTTTTAACAAATGATGATGTAGCAGAGTATGAGCGCCTTAAAATACTGGACCCTGAACAGTATAGAATTTATGCGCTTGCTGAATGGGGAATATTAAAAACACAAAACCCTTTTGCATGGGCATTTGAAAGGAATAAACATGTTGGTGTGTGTGATTATGATCCTTCTTTAGAGCTCATTTTAGCGTTTGACTTCAATGTATCGCCTATTACCTGCGTAGCTATGCAGATAGATGAATTATCTGATCCTTACAAAATACGGGTACTTAGGTCCATAGGTATTGAAAATTCAAATATTTATGAGCTTTGTGAAAGGATTATAGCCTATTACCCAGACGCGATATTTAAAGTAACAGGAGATGCTACCGGAAAAAACCGTTCAGCCATGGTAAAGGATAATCTGAACTATTACAAGATTATTAGAGCCGAACTAATGCTTGCTAAAAACCAAATAAAACTACCCACAGTAAATCCTAAGATTGGGGAAAACAGTTTTGTTGTGAATTCGATACTCAATAAGTGTGATGTAGTAATAGACGAACAAAATGCCTCAGAGCTTATCTATGACCTTCAATATGTTGAGGTTGGACCAGATAAAAAGATCATCAAAGACCGAACTGCTGAAAACAGAAAAGCCGATTACCTTGACTGCTTTAGATATGGCCTAAATACGTACTGCAAAAACATCATTAAGGAAATGTTCAAAGGCAAGCTTTACGATAAGCTATCATCTTGACTTATTACATAATTAGTTATATATTTGAGCCATGGGCATTGCCGTATTACTTTTAGTTGTCAATAGTTTATCCATTTTAGGTTTTCACTTTGCTTCCTATGATGGAAATGCCCTATCGTTTTTTCGTAAAGTCATACCCGATGACAATGTATGGAGTAAGCCATTATACTCCTGTCCTCGGTGTATGGCCTCTTTTCATTCTCTCTATATATACCCGCTTCTATGGAACACCATGGAGGCGGGATTCTTTTTCGCGTTCTTTCCTGCTTACGTTTTGGCGTTATCAGGACTCACTTATTTGATATACGAGAAGCTATGATTGAAAAGTTAATGGCAGATAATGATTTTCTTTTAGTTAGAAATTGTTCATGCGGGCCTGAAGGAAAGCAAAAAAGATATAAAAAGCGGGGAGGCCAGTACCCTAAAGTGAATTACTACATTAGAAAAGGATTATGGAAGGTGTGGCACTCGGCAGGTAATACACAACAAGGAAAAGCAAATGATATAGAGGGTTTAAAGGCATGTTTGGGATTATAGCAAGATGGATAGATAAAAAGGTTGAGGAGAAATACAACCAAAAGCTAAAGGATTACTCTGATAATTTAAAAGAGGTACAAAAGAAGGGCAAATACACCATAGTTGAAGCTTTTATTATTGGAGGCGTTCAGTATTTTCAATTTGAAGACTCAAACAACATACCTTTCCAAAGAGCTTACGCTGCATTAGACTTCTATCAGGAGATGAAATCCAAAACATCTGCCGAGTATTTAAAGGAGCATTGTGAAGCGAGTAAAAAGGTTTTTAAGGCCGCTATCGAGTCGCTTAGAATTAAAAGTGGGACTATTGATCTTGACGTAGTATTTAAATACATCCAGTCAGCTCAAAAGATGAACAACAACCTAATGGAAAAAACAAAGTTTGTTGTATCTCCAGAAGTGGTTTATAAATTAGCATCAGTGCTTTATTTTGATGCCACAGAAGACCCGACCAAATTTGATTACAACCACGCTCACAACAAGATATCAAAGTGGAAGGAGCATGACATGGATAGTTTTTTTTTGAATACGCCTGTCAAAGAATTGATTCCTTACACCGATATATCCAAAGAAGATTTGAACACCTACATAAACACGGCCAGCCTAGTGGAGGACAGCCATCAAAATCATTTATTGCAAGTATTAGGGAAAGCCAAGAAGCAAGGCTAAAAAACATAGCAAGAGTATGTAAATATCACAACGTTGGGATGTATGATATATCCCATTTCACATGGAATGAGTATGATCTGTTGGTTAAAATGGCTGTACAAACCATACGTATAAAGTACGTGTCCGATAACCAAGGATTAAAGGACACGAACACCATTCTAATAGAGCAGGGCCAAATAACCAAAGAGGCCGCAGAGGTTTTTGTCAGGTTAGGTAAGGAGGCTGAAAAATCCTATAATCTGGCCGCGACTGGAGCTAAACAAGCCACCAAAGAGGAGCAGAAGGAATTAGGCATTCTCAATAAGCTTGAAAAGCAGTTAGCAGACCTGAAAGAAGCAAGGCGGCAAGCGACAACGGTTGAAGATATTAAGAAGTTTAATAAGGCAATATCCGACACTGAAAAAGAGTACGAAAACCTCACAAATGCCGTTGAAGAGGCGGCCGAAAAAGGTGGGGATGCCCTAGATGTGTTTGGAGGTAAGTTCGGAGCTTTGGGTGAACTAGTCACTAATTTCTCTTTGGTAGCTGCTGGGGCTTTAGTAGTTGATGGTATTATCCAAGGAACAGAAGCCTTGGTAGAATTGAATGCCAGGGTACGCGAAACAACCCAATCGGTAAAAGTTTTATTTCCTGAATCTGATGCTAATGAGCTCGCTGCCCGTGTTAGGGCTGTGGCTGATACTTTTGATAAGGATTTTGATGAGGTGTTACAAGCAGTAAACACCAATGCCAAGGCTTTCGGTGTGTCTGGTATTGAATCACTCAATCTTATCGAGGAGGGATTTAGAAAGGGTGCTGATACCCAGGGTGAATTCTTAGACACTTTAAGAGAGTACCCGGATCAGTTAAGAGCCGCAGGATTGGAAGCTGATGAGTTTATAGCCATTCAATCACAAACCGCTCAACAGGGTTTTTTCTCAGATAAAGGAATTGACACTTTAAAAG